TAGTCTACACCAATACCACCGCCTGTCATCAGACAGGACTCAGACTTCCAAGACAGGTTAGCCCAATCTTCTCTGGTGTCTTCCTCTGCTTTAAGAAGATAACAATTATTAAAGAACTTCTTTTCCCTTCCTGCATAGTAGAGATACCTCCCTCCCGGCAAGAACCTGAGATTGGATATATGATCTATCAGTGCTTCCTTCTCGTCTTTACTCAGATTGTTTTGACATACATCTTCTACCAGTGTGCAAGCCAACTCATGAAAAGTTTCTGCTCCCTCATGGGAATATTTGGTATAAAAAATATCTTCACTAAACTTGGATCTGAATTGTGGATTACGATTTGACTTGAACATGCCTACCCCTCTCTATTAAATCATTAAATAGATCTGCTTGTTTATCTTCTTCTGGATACTCTAATTCTAAAAGCAGTTGTGCATAGTGTATTACTTTTAGTATGTCTTCCTTACCCTCTCCTTTCTTATTATGTCTGGTTATATATTTTACAATGTTAGCTTCGCATGTATTTAATTTATTATAATGAGAATAAACTGTGGGTTGTATAGCACAGTCTTTATAGTGATCTCCTCCTACCTGTACATCAAGTGGATTTATTTTAGTAGATGAAGGAACTAAATTTTCTTCTGACATTTTCTGTATCTCCTGATTTAACTGCTTCACATGCAAATCCTCTTATCTTAACAGGAGAAAGTCCTGCATAATAACAAATAGCTTCAAAGTCTTCACAAGCTGAAGTAAAAAACCAAGCATGTGCTTCCTTTCTTTGGACTGTTATCTCTTTATGTTCTCCCTTTTTATAAGGCTTGGAAACATCTACCAGAGCTTGAAGAATAACTGAAAAATATAAAGTTTTGTATGGATTTTTTTCATTTAAATCATACAGGTTAGAAGTAGCGGATACTTTAAAGACTGACATGTTCTTCAACTGGCCTATAAAATTTACCACCCACATAATTATTATAGAAGGCTGGAAGGGTAGTGTCTTCAAGGGTTGCAGTAAGAACATTATACTTCATTTGATAGTAGCACTCATAATATCTCAAGCTTCTTTTGTTTTTAAACTCCGCTATAATTTCAAACTTAAATTTCTTTTTGCCAATCTTTTCTATATCTTCCAACAGATGTTTACTAGATCCCATATAAATTTTCCAATTGGATTCAGATTTCTTCTTACCTTTCTTATAATTAAAGTATTGCTTACATCCTATATAAGCTTTGTTTGTTTTAAGATTGGTAATACAATATACAAATCCAAATTGAGTTAGGTCTGGTTTAGTTTTATAAGTCCAGTTCATTACCAATCCGCTACTTCCATAACATCAGGTTCGTTATGTACTTGTACAAGATACCTCTTACCTTTTGCATATTCAAACACACGTAAGCCCCTCCCCTGATTAGTATCAGCCCAACATTCTCTTTTATAATTACAATACACACAACCAACAGGGAGCTTAAGATTACCAGACTTACCATCAGGAACAGCAGAATAACATCTATCAGGTACGTTATTGTTTGATATAATTTCTTTAAGATGTTTAATTCTGGAACGTGCATTAATCATCTCCACTGAATGTAAAGGAGAAAGACATATCTCTCCAGTTGATTTATCTATGGCTAAGAAGGCGGCTTCATCTAAACCGTTGGCTTCTGCATAGGCAGAGATTTGACCTATATATCCAAAGGGGTCATCATTTACTAAGTTATTTGTTCTGAACTTTTCAAAGCCTCTTCCTGAAGCACTCTTACAATCAACCACCACCCCATCAATGATAGCGTCATGATGTCCCTTCACTCCTTCCAACTCAACTTCCTTCTGTTGATCCTCTACCTTATGTCCTGAGATTGAGGACAACAAAAGTAAAAGTTCTTCCAGAATATATCCATAGAGAAACTTAATTCTTGTACTGGGTTTAAGGGTACTCTCTTGGTTAGTAGTTTTGGAACCATACCATAGTTGTCTGTCTGGTTTACCAATAGCTGATAGTCTTAAATTTCCATTGGACTGTGGTTGTTCATATAAAAATTCTTTGATATGTTTCTTCAGCATTTCTCCAAAAGAATTAATGTATTCATCAACCTCTTTCTCTTCCATTTGTATGGGATCAAGAGAAAATAATTTATAGATGTCTGCAACTAATGTATCAATTGTTTTCATATTAAAAAAGGGAGAGCAGTAAACCTACTATAGTCTACTGCTCCCCAAGTCTCCTTTAGGGTTTAAGAAGCGAAAGGAATTTCTTCAGCTTCATTATTGACATAGCCGCCTTCAACTACATCAAACTCATCAACATTATATTCAACCAAGTCTACTACTTGCACGGCATTAAGATAGCCCTTAACGCCCCCACCATACTGGGTGTATGCCTTGGGAAAGTAACTGGCATTAACACTAGAGCCATTTCCGATACGCTTACTAGAGGGGAAAACATTGCGCTCAGAATCCTTCACCGTCATGGGGCGAAAAGAACCATCCTTACTACGTGCATACTGCTTCAGGGTAACAAAGTCTCCTCTTTCATCACCCTTGTTTTTGATGGTAAGGCCATCACCCTCTGCAACCTTTTTATTACTGTCGTCAAGATTGCAAATCTCTATGCTCCATTCTCCATCGGGATTAAACTTAGTATTAGGGGCAATCACATGCGCCCAATATGCCTGTCCAGAAATTACACTCATTTACTTTACTCCTTTTGATAATAACATTCAGATTATAACGTTCTACTTTAAATTTTTCTTTGCCAATTTTTCTCCTTTCCTATTCTACTTTAATAGTACCACATAATAAATACTTTGTCAAGCACTTTTTTAATGAGTGTCTGCCCATGTTAAACCTTCTTTGTATTCACAATCCAGAGGACACTTCATCTTTAAAGTTCTCTCAGCTTCTTTCATTGCTTCCTTAGTTATCTGTCCAAATCTTTCCACATCTCCCTTAACTACTTCAAATTGATACTCATCATGTATTGAGGCTACAAGCTTTGCATCTATCCCTGTCTTTCTAATGCGTTCATCCATATGAACAAGCCATTGCTTACATACTATAGCCCCTGCTCCCTGTAGTAGAGTATTGAGGCTGGCATAAGAAGCCCTGATCTGTAACTGCCTTCCATCCAATGCTCCCACAGTTCCTTCCTTTGATTTTTCTATAACATTATTTCTTAATAGCTTTAGCCTTGGCATATTTTTTAGGAAGTTATCAATTAATTCCTGTCCTCTCTTGGCATTACCTCCTACTACCTTACCTATCTTGGCTGACCCAGCCCCATAAAGAAAGGCATAGATGAAAGTTTTTGCTTGATCTCTGTTGGTTAGTCCAGCAGCCTTCATGTTAGCTGTATGGACATCACCAGTAAGAACTTCTTTAGTAAAGCCTTCATCTTCCATGTAGTGAGCCAGACAACGTAGCTCCAGACCACTGGCATCTGTCCCTACCAGAGTATGAGTATCAGAATTAGAGACTGTCCATAGCTCCCTGCATTCCTTACCATAAGGACTATAACTGGCTGGTACTTGGGCCATGTTAGGACTGTGATGGGCCATCCTACCTGTTACAGTCTTAAGAGTAAGCACTCTCCCTCTTACTCTCTCATCCTCATCACATGCCTGTATCCAAGACTTAAGCAAGCCTGTACGTTTTTGAAGGAGGAAGTATCGGCTAAACATTTTAGCTTCTTTCATATTTATTTTGTTAAGAATTTCTTCTGATACTACTACGTTTTTCTTTGTACTACCATCCTTTAATTCTATCTCCTTTCCAAACTGTTTAGGCTTCCAATTAAGTTCCATTAATCGTTCCGCTATTTGCTTTCGACTTGCTATATTAAAAGGGATATACTTAGTCTTGGTCTTGAGCTTAACCTCTGTAGGTTTAAACATCTCCTGTGCTGTACGTTCCAGTTCATGTTGTTCATCTTCAAGCTGAGACAATAACAACATAGCTTTACGTATATTAAAAGCAAACCCATTCTTTTGTTGTTGATCTATAATAAGTCTTATTTTTCTTTCAAGGTCATACGATCTAGATGAGAACGTACTACCCTCTTTTGATAAGACAGAAGCCATTCTTCCAGTAAGTTCCGTATCACGCTCACAATACTGCAACATGTCTTCACTGAATGTCGTAAAGTCATTACACTCTCCTTTAGAAAATTTTAATCTCTTTCCCCATGCTTCAAGAGAATGACCACCCTCCCTGATAGGATTAAACAATTGGGATTCAATTAAAGTATCTCTTATCTGAGATGGTTTAATATTAGATCCTGTTAGTCTATTTAAAATAGGGGCATCAAAACTAATTCCATTGTGCATGATAAAAGTATCTATATTTTTAGACCAAGAAGCAAACTCTCTACACTCATCTCCTACCCATGTCTTTACCGCATTGGTTTCATAGTTTCGGGCAGCGATACAATGTATTAAGCTTGCTTCCAAACCGTCTGTTTCAATATCAACTATTGCCTTTGTCATATGTCATGTCCACCTGATAAGCTTGTTTAATAGGGATGTGAAAAAACAATTCGCCTTTGCTTACATATCTATTTGATGCTTCCTTAACTTCACTTTCCAGAACTGTATCCCCATCTATATGCCATGCCTTACTACAGTCATGATTAAAAACTATGAAAGTTAGTAAGCAGTTTCTATATTCTTTCTTCCACTTATCCAGTAATCTTTTCTTTCTATGAGGGATACGTAACTCATCCCATGTGTTAGGCCACTCTTCTTTCCATGCATACTTGATTTCCACTTCATAGAGTTGTGCATCTCCTCCATCATCTGTCTTGACAGTCAGGTCAAAGTAAGTAGTCTCTTTAGAATTAACGGTACATTTTGGTTGAGTATGTTCTAACCATCCAATCATATGTTTCTTGGCTGTAGTATCGGCTATGTCATATGTTGTTTTACTAAATGGTTTCTTCATTGTTATTCTCCAGTATTTTTTTAAAGTGTTTGCCTACCTTTATCACCTGATCTGGTGTAGCATTATTCTTTATTCTATTAGCAAGCATACATATAATTTGTACATTTCCTTTTACATATCCTACTTCAGGAATAATTCTATCTATAGATGGTGAAGCATCAATCTGCATTCCTTCTCCTTTTTTAAATTCAATACTAAGGACAGGACACTTATTATCTTCAGGCCATATTTCTTTAATATATTCTTTATCAAGATTAAAAGAAATATTTTTATTTCTAATCCTACTTTTAGTAACTGAACACAGATATGCTTCCTTATTTTCTTTTCTGTGTCTTCTTTGTTGTTTTAATAAATCTTCTTTATTTTCTTCATAATATTTTTTATAACGTTCTGCTACAGCTTCTTTATTTTTTTCACGATATTTTTTACGACTTTCTGCTATAGCTTCTTTATTTTCTTCACAATATTTTTTATAATATTCTGCTATAGCTTCTTTATTTTCTTCAAGATATTTTTTACTATGTGGCACCATCATCCTCCATAAAAGGATTATCAACCTGTGTCATTCGACCTGTTTCTTTATTGTAATGTAGATGACAAGCTATACCTGTATCCCCAGTGTATCGGTTCTTAAGGATACGAATGGTAGTTGTATTAGCTTCCATCTCATCCTCTGCCTGTTGGTTACGTTCCAATCCAATTACACTATCAGATAAATGTCCTATGCTGGCTGACCCTCTTAGATGAGACAGGGTTATCTCTCTCCCATCCTCATGTCCACGATCCCCTGCTGGCCTACGCAAGTGAGAGACAAGTAACAGAGCTATACCTGTTTCCTCTACAAGGGATCTTAACTTAGTCATAAGAACATCAATAGACTTTCTCTCATCTCCAAACTCCTCGTTCCCTGATATAAGTATTGAGAGGTGATCCAGAAATACCCACTTACAATCCAAGCCCTTCGCCATGTACCTTACTCTGTCCAGTATCTCATCATTAGATACCGAACCAAAATGATCAAAGGCATAGAACCTTTTACTGTCAATGGTTTTCTTTTGCCATCCCTTCAGTTGTTCTCTGGTATACTTTTCCCTAACCTCTTTGATATACAATCGGGCATTGGCTTCAACAGACATGATATTGAATGCTGTATTTTTAGTGTTCTCTTCCATACAAAGAAGCCCTATGTTATCCAGAGTACTGTTCATAACATGATGTATTAGTTCTCTGATAACGCTACTCTTTCCCATCCCTGCACCACTGGTGAATGTGACAAGCTCACCAGTACGTATGCCATAAGTCTTCTCGTTCATCTTAGACCAAGGGTAAGGACACGTCTCACAATACTCTTCTTCATAGAGACTATCCCCCAGATCAGCAAGATTAACTATACCTGCCGGTGTATATGGCTTAGAGTTCCACCATGCCTGAGTAAACTTTTCTCTTTGTCCTGTTTTTAAATACTCATTTGCATCCTTTAGTTCTAGGTTGGCAATCTTACACTTGTTAGGTTCAAAGAGTTGAGCTACCTTTTTAGATGCTTCCCTTCCCTGCTTATCATTATCAAAACATAAGACAACTGTTTCAAACTTATTAAGATAATCAAAAGCTTTCTTACAGTTATCCAAGGCTGAAGGCGCACCGTTCTTAATGGAAACAACAGGCCACTTACTCCCCATTAGTTCGTAGGCAGACATAGCATCTATCTCCCCCTCACATACAGTAATATATTTACCGCCTTGATTAAATATATTCTGTCCAAAAAGTACGGCATTGGATAGACTACCCTCAGACCAAAACTTTTTACCAACTACCTCCCTTACTTTATTTGCTATAT